TGTATCTCCTATTGGTCAGGAGCTTATTGACAATGCGCATTTATTTTTATCAAAAAGAGCTTGCCACTCATTTGGAGGATATGCGAATCAGCAGCTCTACAGATTGAACCAGAAAGCCGCACATAAGATGTCTCAGTCAGAATTGGAGAAACACATTTTAAAGACGCTTGAATTTATGCAGACAGATTTTACAAAGAAATATACACCATATTCAGATGATTCAATGAAGTTATATATTGATAAAGCTGTGCAGGAAGGATATGACACAGAGATTTTTATGGATGTGAACCTTACTCATTATCCATTGAGAGATTATTGCTCTATGTGGAATGAACTTCAGAACACAGTTCGTCAGTATGGAAAGATTGGTAAAAGAAATGAGAAAGCAATTGAACATGGTAAGATTGCAAAACATTCAATGCATCTTATTCGACTTTATATGATGTGTTTAGATATTCTTGAGAAAGAGAGAATAATCACATATAGAGGAGATGAACATGATTTGCTTATGGACATTCGTAATGGTAAATATCTCGACAGCAACGATCAGCCAATTCCTGAGTTCTTTGAAATGGTAAATGACTATGAGAAGAGATTGGATTATGCAAAGAAAAATACTAATCTTCCTGACAATCCAGACTACAAGAAAATTAGTGAGTTTGTTGCAAGTGTAAACGAAAGGGTGGTTAAGGGTGAAATCTAAATTAAAAATTAAAATCCCATCTGGTGCAAATGAGATTATTCATACACTCCAAGATAAAGGATATGAAGCATATTTAGTTGGTGGATGTGTTCGTGATAGCATTCTTAAAAGAACAATTCATGATTATGATATTACAACATCTGCCACACCTGATGAGATGCTTGAAATATTCAAGGGCAAAAGAATTATTGAAACTGGCTTACAGCATGGAACAATAACAATTATCATTGATGGCGAACCATACGAGGTAACAACTTACAGAATTGACGGTAATTATTCTGACAATCGTAGACCAGACAAAGTGACTTTTACAAAAAGTCTTAAAGAGGATTTAAAGCGTAGAGATTTTACAATTAATGCTATGGCATATAATGATGAAGTTGGTCTTGTTGATCCGTTTAATGGCATGGAAGATATAAAGTATCACAAAATTCAGTGTGTTGGTAAACCAGAAGATAGATTTGATGAAGATGCTTTGAGAATTTTACGTGCAATTAGATT